GTTTAAGAAAGAACGTTGGTCTTCCTTGTAGCCTATAGGTCTTCTTTTAAAATACTCTACCCACTGAAGAAGTTCGGTATAAGGCATTTCCTCCCGTAACTTATATACAGGCATCTTTAACTCATACGCAATTTCAAATATAGTTTCTTCAGAACGAGTTAGTTTCCCGCTTCTTCATCACCCGATAAACCAGATAATGCCATTACTCTTGTAGATAATTTGTTTAGTTCTTCGATAGGGAATGTATCAAAGTCTTCGTCTGATAATTCATCAGCACCTAATACTGCTACTTTAATTATTTCACGAAGGAGTCCGATTTGCTTTGCGGCATCTTCACTGTTGCCTACTTTAGCTATTACTTTCTGTAGTGATAAAATCTCACCAACAGTTAGTTTCTTTACTTCTACTTCATCGCCCATGAATGGGACTTTTTCTGTTATTGCTTTTCCAACGAGATGTTTCATTGTTTTGTTCCTATTAATTTAATTTATCTTTTTCTGAAAATAGTTCTGGGTTGTTTGCTTGAAAGTCGTCTAACATTTTTCGTACTGTATGTAGAACACTTAATGTCTCCATAATCTCACGACCTGTTGTTGACTCATTATCAAAGTCTTTAAATCTCTCAAACGATTTGCGAATACTTATATCTACACTTCTGCGCATGTGGCGAAAAGTTGTCCTCATGACAAAAGCTTTACTAAATGGTTTATCCATTGTTAACTCTCTTGTTTAGTGAGGCTCCTCCGAAGAGGAACCCCGTTATTCTATTAAGCCGCTAGTGTAGCTGGACCAAAGAAATCTGATTGTGCTGACAAAGTAACAGTTGCAGTTGTTGCGTCTGTTAATGCAGGGTTAACCAAGATAGCTTCGATTTTACCTAAGAAGTAAAACTCTGTGTTGTTTACTGCTAAAGTAGCTGATGCGCCTTCGTCTTCAGTAACAGCTTGAGAAGCCATCATGAAACGGAATACACAGTCAGTTCCAACTAAGTTGTGGATTTCTGTCATGTCGTCAGCAACGTAGTTAACAGTTACTTCTAATGTAGGAGCATCTGCTTGACCTTGAACCTGTGAAGATGTCTTCTGACCGTAAACAGGAACGTTCACGATGTTTGCAGGTGTGCCGATTGATGGGAATTCACGCACTGAAGGCATACGGACGTGGTCTGCGTCTGCAGTTCCGTCAACTGTGCCTACGAATAGCGCCGCACATTCTGCTACTGTATCAGTAGAAGCAGGTATTGTGCCTTTGAAGATGTCGAGGTATGTGAAGATACCCGCACCCAATGATGATATGTGTGCCATTTGTTATTCTCCGTAATGTGTAAATGGAATTATGTAAGATGCACTCGAAAGTGCTTTGTTCGAAGGGTCTACCCCCTCCACTGTTAAATATGATGTTCCAAGCTTTGTACCGTTAGGTAGTGTTTTGTTGTCAAGAACGATGTCAAGTAAGTCGGCCATAGCCATAAATCTTCCCTGACCTTCACCGCTCTTTGCAAACAATTTTACTGCTACAAGACCTGTAGACTGCTTACTTACCCCATATGCATAGTTTTCGCTACTCGAAGGTAACACAGAAACCATTGCATATTCTCCATTAGTTCCACCCTTACACCCTTGATAGTCAACAGGGTAAGTTGGAATACTATTAGAAGTCCAAGTAGTTGAGGCGAAAACGCCTTCTACATCTCTAAGTATTAAGTTATACATTAGCAACCTTCCTTTCCTAATGATAAGGTTATTACAAACCCGTCATCAGTAAACTCAGATATGTTGTATACGTCAGTACCTATGGTTAAGGTATCGTATCCACCTATTGCTGTTCCAGACTTCATCATTGCTTTCGCAGTTGTTGAGTCGCCTGTTGGCTTAGTTTTGGATTCGAGTACTACCTTAACTATTTTAGAAGATGCAGTTGTTGTGATACTGCCAGAAGCAAAATCATAACCACTTGAAGTATTGCTGGATAAAGTTGCAGAAACCGCTAAGTCTCCTATAGCAAGAAAAGCCTTATCTACTGCGGCCTTTACTCTAGCCTTCATTGACATTAGTTAGCCCTCCACCAACCTGCTCCCTGACCTACAGAACCTTTAACTAGTAAGGGTCTTATAGATTTAGTTGCTTGTGTTGACTTAATTGGAGTTCTAGTAACGTCATTGTTGCTATCTGATATAGAGATTGAACCAACAGAAATACTTTCAAAAGTTTGAGTAGTACCCATTAATAAATCTTCGTTGTTTATCAGATGTAAAGCCTGTTCGTAGACAGCTACTTTAACACGACTTGGGACCTCGTCTTCGGCTATAGTTATAGTCATCCCTAATCGAGAATCATTGTATATAGCGTTCTTACGAGGCCAAGCCAAAGCTTGTGAGGAACTAACAGCAGAACCAATCCAAGAATTATCATCAACTAGTAAACTAGCTGTAACAATTGCTTGTTCCTTGATTTCGTCATCAGCGTCAAACCAGTTGGCACTGTCAATACGAGTTTCAAAGTAGTCATCAGCGTCTGCTGTTTCTACGTAACTGTTTGTATTAAGAACCAGAGCCATTAGTTCCTCCTTTTATTTATGCGTGGAATATTGGTAGGATACCTAAGTTCAAGCTATCCATTTTACGTGTGTAAGAACCAGCCGCGCCAAGAGTTGCGTTAGTTGCGAATGCATTTGATGCACCAGCCCAGTCGTAACCCATTGGGTGGTTGATGTAGCCCCAGCGATACCAAACGTTAGTTGAACCACCACCTAAGTAAGAAGCCGCCGCACGGTCTACTTCTACTGGAGTTGGCATGTTGATTGCTGTTGCCGCAACTGAACCCGGCTTGATGATGTATGAACACTTAGTTGATTGAGCGTTCAAGTCGCCTGAAGCCGCACCTGAAATCATTTGGTTCGCACGAGTCATTACTAGACGGAATTTTCCACCGAATACTGTTGAGAACTCAAGGTTGCCGTCTTTGATACGGTCTTCGTCTACCAAGTTAGCCGCTCTCATTTCAGCCATAACTTCTGGTGAAGTAACCATGTACATGAAATCTGGTTCGTAGTCTTTGAATGCCGCTCCAACAGAACGGAATAAACGCTCACCACGAGCCGCACCCATTGCTGATGAATCAAACAATTTACGAGCATCTGAAGAACCAGTAGCCGCCGCACCGTGTAAACCTAATGCGTTAACGTCCATGAAGAAACCAGTAGCCGCCGCGTCTGCGTCTGTGTCGAAATCGATGATTCCGCCGTTACCAGTTCCACCTAAGTCGCCTAAAGCAACTTCTGAAGCTGTTACACCTTTAAGAACTGACAACAATGCGTCATGCTCGTCTTGTGCACGTACTTCAGCAAAGTCACGAGCGATTTTCGCTAGACCGTCTTGCTTAGATACTACTTCTTGCATGTTAACTTGCTCTGCACCGAATGTACGAACTGTTTTCACGAAGTTAGCAACGTCTGTTGCGATGTCTGTGTATGTACCGTCTGTAGCAGAAGACAATGAAGCAACGTTCACTGTTGACGCTAGAGGTTTGTACCAACGGAATTGTCCTACGAAAGATTCGCCTGAAGCGTCAATTCTTTGGTCAGCGGCAACGATGCCTGTTCCGTTTAATTTCTTAGCTGTTGTGTAAGCTTCGTCTGAGTAAGCAGAGATTGCAAGAGCAATGTTCTGAAAATCTGTGTTTGTAATAGCCATTTTGTTTTTCCTTATGTGCCAATATTGGCGTTAGTTTTTAGATATTAAAGTTACCTAGTTTACCTTTTGAGGCAAGAGCTAGAATTTCTTGAGTTGACATTTCGCCAATAGATTTGGCACTGTCAGTCGAAGGCGCTCCAGCTGGATTGCCTGTACCTGCACCTGTGTTAGATTTAACACGGAACAAGAATGAGTTATCTTCGGACTTAGAATAAGCTTCTACGTAGTCACGAATATTTGAACCTGTTGAGTGCACCCATGCACCCTCTTCGTTTTGAACCAATTGGTCAACAATTTCTCTGCGAGCCATGTCACGAGACTTATCGTTGCGGAATTCCATGCCGGCTAATGCGTCATTTAAGACACCATCACGCTTTAACTTAGTTGTTTCTACTGCGTAGACATCTAGTTTAGCTTTTGCTTCAGCAAGTTCCATTTCAAGAGCTTCTTGTAATTTGCCTTCTTCTTTCATTCGAGCTATAGTTTCTTCTTTTTGTTTAGACTCTAGTTCGACTTTAAGTTTAAGTGCTTCATCACGCTCACTAGCCATACGGTCCATGTTAGCTTTCATCTTAGCTAATCGTTCTTCTACGATTGACTCGATGTCGTCTTTAGGAGCTTCTGGTGTAGCTGGTTCTTCTGTAGTAATTACTTCTTCAACAACAGGTGTTTCTACTGGTGTTACGTTTTCTTCGATTTGATTATCGCTCATTTTATTTCCTTTCAAGCACAGCTTGGGTTGATGTATATATTTGAGTCACAGACTCGTTTGTTTGTTTAGTGGTCATATAGCTATTACAAATATCTATGGACCGATTCCATACCAGTCGTTTCCGTCTCGTATAGGTTCTAGCAACTCTTTCGGAGTAATTTTATTTGGTGGGTCTATTAATCCGTCGTCTATTGCTCTTTGATAGTATTTATTATATGTCGCCCTTGACATACCAGATTTTCGCATCTCTGCCAATGTCTGTTTAATCGTGCCTCGTTTTAACGCATCTGCATAGATTTGTCTTAAGGCCGATTTAGCGGGAACCGCTTCACCAAGGTTCGAGAAGAACGCATCATGGATTGTTCCAGTATCTACGTTATTCTTCTTCCCCCAAAGGTGGAATTGTCTAACAATCGCCGCGTCATTGCTGTGATTGCCATTAACACCAAGACCTATTGACGCATCCTGTATACTGGCTTGCGACATTAGTTTACCGTCTTTTGATGGTGCTTCATAAATGTTGAAGACTTTTTCCCCGGTAACAGGGTCTTTAAAGTCTATTCTTGTCTGTTCTTTCACTCGGTATCTTTGCATCATTTTCTTACCGTCAAATGTCACCCACGGGATGTCAACTGACCCAGACTCTGCAACATAATCTTTTGCAACGTCCTTCCAGAACTTGATAAATTTACCAGTAACAGGAACCTCTTCTTCGAGTTTAGCACTCATAATCTTAGATATCTTATCAAACAATCTTGTACCAATTAAGTCACCAGATTCATCTTTAAGTTTAGCTAAGAACATGTGCATGTCCTCGGAATTCTTTACACCGTCTCTGAACTCTGCACGAGCAGTTTCATATAGTGAGTCAGTGATGGAACTACCTTCTTTAGAAGATAATACCACTTGTTTCTTGATATCTCGTAATTCATCGATTCGAGACCAATTCTTTCTATCCATTTCAAAGCTTATCTTAGCATCTATAGCTTTCTTAAACTTGTCAACCTCTTTAGTAGATATAGCTATCTTGCCTTTCTTAGCAAGAACTTTAGCAAACTGATTAGCAACATTAGCAGACTTAGTAGCATCACCGGCACCATAGAAGGCAACCATGTTTTGATTCTTTGCCGCTTTCATTAAGTCAGTCCAATCTAAATCCATCTCAGCTAATTCAGGTATAGCTAGGAATTCAGCATCATCAACAGTACGTTTAGCAATCTCATCATAGAGTCTTTGTTTCTTTGATGTTTGTAATACATTAGATAACTCAGCAGAAGCTCTGTCACCTGTAGATAAAGATATAATTTGCGCTCCACTAGAGGAAGCATCGTTTTCTATCATCATCTTTGTTTTGTATTGTGCTAGTCTTTGTCGTTGTGCGTTAGTCCATAAAGACTTATTAGTAACCATTTCACCATTCATGTGCTTATGTATACGAGTATACTCAAGAGCTAGTCTAGCTAACTTACCAACTTCCTTATCTTCAGTAACCGCTACAAGAGGGTTAGATAAGAATTCTTTGATACGTCTGTCTGGTTGTGTTGGAGACATCATAGCCTCACCTATTTCTAGTAAGTTCTTTTGATTGTCTTTAAAAGCTTTTATTCTACCTTGATTAGTTAATGTGTTTAGAGGATTACCAATAAGTGCACCAATTTGTACTTGTAGTTCTTCTACAGCATCAGCATTAATAGCAATCTCTTTAGCAGTGTTTAAGAAAGGTCTAACAGCCTCACCCTTAGTAGGTGTAAGTAAACCACGATGATAAACACGTCCTCGGAAATCTATTGAAGCATCAACAGAGAATGATTGTCCTTTTTGTCTGTAGTATTTGGCTGTAGCCATAACACCACGACCATCATTACCACGACCAATAAAGAGCTTCTTCATTTCATTGATGTCGTCCCACTTCTTGGCTTCACCGCGTTTATCTTTAAAGTAAATAAGGCGTTCTGTAAAGTCAAAGAACTCAGGGTCAACTTCATACTTAACTGAGTTAGCATGATTAAGCATCTTAGCCAAATCACGGTCTATCTGGGCAGGGTCATAATCTCTATAAACCTTTTCAGATACAACTGGCATACTAGTCTTCCTACCACGAGCATCATAGAACTCTTTAGAACCCGCTCTAGCATAAACTTTATTCTTGTTATCGTGATAACCGAATCGTCTTGCTGTACGGGCTTTCTCTGAAGCTATCTGTAGCTGTCTCATTGGACCATTAACAACAGTAAGTTGCCTAGTTACATTAACACCACGCATAGCGGTATTACTAACTGGTCTCCCTGTCATCAAGTCTATAGGAGAAGATGTGCCAATATCTCTTATTGTTGTAGTACGAACCATTCCTTGTTTCTCAAAGGAAGCAATTATCTTACTACCATCTCTATGGAACTCTTTAAGAGTCTTAGAACGGAATAAATTTAAATCACCTAATTCATCATCAAACAACTGGCCAATCTTAATAGCTAACATATCATAGTCAGCACCATCAGCTTTAGCAATAGCTTCAATAGCTTTAGCAGTAGCGTTAATAGACTTATCTTTTAAAGCAAGTTTAGCTTTGGCTCTTTTCCTAGCATATAAGAATTCCAAGTCTAATAGCTCACGAGTGTTACCTCTTAGTTTAGCCAACTGGCTTGTGAACCAAGAATCACTTGGAGGCTTCTTAGCAAATAAAGCTTGTAGCTTTCTCTTTTGCTTTACGCCCGGAATGTTATCAATAAGTTTATTCTTAAGGTTAGTCATAGAAGGATAGCGATTAATAATAGGTTGAGTGTACGCCGCTATAGGAGCTTTATTACTGAAGTAAGCTTTTCTAGCTAGTTTAGCACCTTCTGTACCACGCCATGTATCAATGTATCTGTTGTCTGCAATCTGAGAATCAATTAGTTCACCAATAGTGTATCTCTTGTTATAGATAAATACTGCAGGGTCATTATCTAGAGCAGTAGTTAAACCACCAAATAATTTACCTCTATCAGCTGAACGGTTAAACATTAACGTACCTAAGTCTTGAACAGAGTTAAGTGTGAACTTCCTGAATACAGAAGTAGGTTTACCCCACGCTTCTCCAGAGGAGTTGTATCGTGTAAATGTTTGTCTCATAACGTCTGTAATAACAGAGCGTTGATTGATAGATATATCTCTGCCTAAGTCATCAACAAAGTTTGTAATGTAATTCTTTTGTGTATCGGTAAGACTGTCACTAGCAGTTACTTTAGCTAAACGCTCAGTAAGAATATCAGGCTCTTGAATCTGTAGATGTCTTCCCGCGCCAGATGTATAGTCAGCACCTTCAGCGTTCATCACAGCACCATCACGGTTGTTCTTAAATGCTCTTCTACTACTTTGCTTTTGAGATAAAGAGTTACCTTTAAAATCAGTCAAAGCTAATGCTTGAGCATTCTCAGCCGCATCATTCTTAAAGTGTGCTTTCAAAGCCGCTGTATTAGATTTAGAGGTCATTAGCTCATCAGGAGTATTAAAGTCTAAACTTATAACACTATCATTTTTAGCTGTAGGTCTCTTAACTGTTTTATTACCACGTCGCATTAAGCCCTGTAGAGATAATGCTTTCCCTAAAGGAGAAACAAACTCAGAAGCTTTAAGCCGACCTGATTGAAATAGCTTGGCTTGTCTTTCACCGCCTAATTGCTTTACTTGAACATCTGTTCCTTGTCTTCGCAACCATGTTGTGTAGTCTTTAATTTTACTAGTTTTGCCATCAAGTTCTGATGACCTAACTTTCTTAAGATTTCTAGATTTAATATTCTTTGATTTAATTGCTTCAAGCTCATCTTTAGCTTTAATGACTGGCACCATTGTAGAACGACAGTTCCAGTGTAAAGGAGGCTGATAACGTCTGTCATCGATATCATATAATTGTCCGTTATGATAAGAACAAATCGCACTTGTACGACCATCTAATATAGCAGTAAACATATAACCTTTTACTACTTCTGCATTAGCTTCCATTACTTGATTCAACGCATTTGTTTGTGTTGTAGTAATCGATGTCCTTGTTAGTGTCTTTGCCTGATGTTCTGTTATCTTAGTTGTTTTCATAACATCTGAAATAATTTCATTCTGGGTTAAACCCTTGGCTAATCCACCTTTAACTTTTTGTTGTATTCGAACCAATTCACCTGCCGCTATGTTGGAGGTATTCTTCTTAAGAGTCTTAACACCTTTAATCTGTGGTCCTGTTATTTCTGCTAGAAGCGCTTTAGTCTTAGGCTTCTGTACTCGATAGAACTTCTTTAGTTCAGCATCGAGGTTATTCTTGTGAAAGACCCGTTGTGAGTTGGAGAACTCTTTAATGCTCTTATCTTTGTGAGCAAGTAGTTCTTTTCCGAAGCGAGTTACTTCTGGTTTCACGTCAGCACGGATATCCCCTTTCAAGAGGTCTCTCAAATTCTTTCTGTGTTTCTTAATTATGACACGGTTCTTTTTCTGAACACCGTTCTCATATAAGCGGATGTCGCCATTGTGGTCAACTATCCTATCAAATATCTTTTCATTGATTGACATAGTATTTCTCCATTACTATAATTCGTGGATGTAGTCGGCCTCCCCGAAGGGAGACCAGAATGTTTATTCTTCGTCTAGATTGATTTCATCATCACTAGGCGTGTTTGTCAATGGGTCTGTTTGTATTGCTTGAACAGCTTCTTCATCGTCATAATCAGCCGGTAAGAAGTCATTGTACTTAGCAATGTTAATAAACGTGTCTCTAGAAATAATACCAGATTGGTACCATTCTGAAACTAGACGCATAGAGCCTTCTCCACCTACAGTAGCGGCGAAGTCAGCAGATAGTTGGAATTCAATATCGTTACCTGTGTAATCACTATCGTATTTCCAGTTAATCATAAATGCTAGTATCTCTTGCATAGTGCCAGATATCTTAGCGTTCATTGTTCCTAACTGAGCAGTTTGAGAAGCATTACGAATCTCTAAAGCAACACCCGAAGCGGCTTGCTCTGGAGATAACATACGAATACCCATCTTAGCCATTTCAGTAACAGTAGCTTCAATAGCTCTGTCCATGTCTGATAATGCACCAGTAGGTGTTTCTAATACTGTTATACTCTCATCTTTACGAACACGTAGCCAAGTACCTAAACCTGCGCCTACTAGTTCTTCGAACTCTTCATCAGTCATATCTGATTGAACAACAGGAGTGTAAGTAGCGGCACCCATTAGTAGGTGGTTACGACGAGACACTTTGTTGTATAAAGCAACTTCTCTGTCTATCAAAGGCATTAGTACTGGCTCAACAGGTTCTAACTGTCCGTTTAAAGGGAAAGCAGGTATTCTGTCTAAGCGCTCACCAAACTTCATTGGATAAACTGTATCATATTTTTGGAATCCACCATCAGCGGAATCTTCGTATTCTTGTTGTATAACACCATTCAGTGATTCTACTTCGTGTGAGCCATGAGACTTCTTATAGTAATCTAATACTAAGAAACCGCCTTCATCAAGGTAATGGTCACAAACAGTATCAACATAGTTAGGATGCCAAGGGTTCTCATCAGAGTATTCTTCTGTGATGTATCTTGTAGTCCAACGTGATAATGATTTAACACGAGTTACTGGGTGTGTTTTAACTTGTACGTTAATAACATTCTCTGCTTTGATTAACACAGGGTAAGGAGAAATCATCATTCTCTCTTCTGGTGTCATCATTTCTAATTCAGCATCAGAAACAGTAGGTCTATCAATATAAACCCAAGCACGAGATGTTTGTAGTTCTTCCCATATGGCACTATCTAAGAAGTTAAATAATGATGCACCATCAAGGGTAATATCTTTTGTAATCCAGTCGTATACTTCATCAGGAAGTTCATCAGGTAAAGTTAGTGATGATGGTTTTCTTAATAAAGCACTAATTAGTACACGAGCATACTGAGTTGTTAAACCCGGTAATTCACCTTCTGACTTGTAGAAGTCATATTGTGCTTGTGACATACTAGGACTAAAAGGTAGTAATAA